TCGGATTCGATGGCGTTCGGATGTCGGGCCGATGAACATGTTGATTGACAGCGATTCACGGGAATACGACGTGCAGGCGGTGCTGGAGTTGGGCCGTAAAGAGGGGCTTGAACTTTTGGTGGCATCCAGAGGTGAATAATGGCGATTAGACCAGATGATGGGGATTTCGGGAAAAAGCGGATCGAGGACGGTGAATAAATGAGCACCACAAAAGACGCTTTCAAATTCCAGTTGTTCGGCGTGAAGGAGTTAATGGCGGCTTTAGACGAGCTGCCTACCATTGCTATGCGAAAGTCCGCCGTGAGGAACGCGGCAAAGCGTTCGCTCATGCCTACCGCCGAACAGTATAGATCAGCGTTGCCCTGGGCCCCGAAGCCGAAACGGTATGCGATGTCGGAGCACCTAAGAGACAGTGTTGAGATTACCTCGGCATTGAAACGCAGCCAGAAGAAGGACGGACGCCGAGTAGGAAAAGATGAAATTGTCATGTATGTCGGCTCGTCGGCACCACACGCCCATTTGTTGGAATGGGGAACTGATGAACGGCAGCATAAGGAGGCGAAGGCAGTCCCGATAGGAGACGTGGTGCGGGTAGTGCAAAGTACAGGGCGAGTTCAGGCAAGGTCTTACCTAAGGCAGGCATGGGAATCAACGAAAGATGGCGTCATGAAGATATTTACGGATGAGATGAAAAAGGAAATTGAAAAGGCGGCGAAAAGACTGGCTGATAAGGCGGCCAAAGGGAGTTTGACAAAACAGCAGAGGGCGGGATTGATGCGATGATTATCGAATCTGCATTGAGAGCGATTATAATTGCAGACAACGGAGTTAAGGCTGTCACAACACGCTGTTATTACAATTATATTCCGCAATCGCCTACCTATCCGCTCATCGTCATACAGAGGGTGACAGGCAGCCGGGTGCATCATTTAAGCGGCCCCAGCGGTGCAGTAAGGCCACGTTTCCAGATCGAAGCATGGGCGGAGACTTACTCGGCAGCAAAGGGTCTGGCAAATCTTATCAGGAAGGCGCTTGACGGGAAGGAACACACGAAAGACGGCGTTACATTTTCCTGTTTATCACAAGCGGAGATTGACGGATATGAAGAGGCGGTGAATGCTCACCGCATAATACAAGATTACTCGGTGCGTTACACCGAAAACTAAGGAGGAATGTAAAATGGCAATACTCGATGCAACAGGAACAACTTTAGAAATCGGGGGGACGACCGGGGCGGCTGTAACGGCGCTAACACCGGCGGCGGGAAATCCCACAATCTTTACTAAGACTGCTCATGGGCTCAAGAATGGTGATATTGTTACAATCGCGGGAGTGGCTGGCACCGGTGCTGCCGCTCTTAACAAATCATGGGTGGTGAAGTATGTCACGGCCAATACGTTTGCCGTTGATCACGACTCGACGGGCTACACAGCAATGGGGACGGCGGCGACGGCAACCCCAACAACATGGGTGAAGGTCGGCACCATTACCAACTTCTCGATGAACCCTACAGCCTCGGAGCGTGACAGGACTACGCTTAAGGATACCAAGAGAGTCTGGAAGCGCGGTATCCGTGACGGCGGCACTATGACATTCAATTTGCTCTGGGATAATGCGGACACAGGATTGGATGCAGTCAAGACGGCATACACGAATGGTTCCGAAAATCTTGCTTTCAGGATCACCTTCTCCGACAACGAGGCAATCACACTGCAAGATGGGTATGTTCTCGACTATTCTATTTCCGGGGAAGTTGACGCCGACGCAACCGGAGCGATAACGATCAGGGGAACGGTGGCATCGTGATAGTAGAGATCGAAGGCGAAAAGGTAGGCATTAAGTTTACCTGGCGTCAGCTTGCGCAAGTTGAAGAGGAGTTCGGGGATTCGCCGAACCTCTTCAAATATGACATTCTTGCGCGCGTAGCCGCTATCGGAATCGATAAACCGGAATGGACATCGGAGAGGATCATAGAAGCATCCCCTCCGATGGTTCCATTCATCCGAGCTGTAGATGCGGCAGTGAAACAGGCGTACTTCGGGAATGAGGCCATCCCAAAAGAGACAGAAAAAAAAAGCCTCCTCCCGGCGGCTGGGTTGTGCAGGCGTATTGCGCGGCTGTTCAAGCGGGGATAAGCCCCGTTGAATTCTGGGAGCTCACTCCATACTTGACCCGCAAAGCCATTGCCGCGTTAACCGACGGCAGGAATACTCAAGCGTGGATGATAGCCGCATTGACGAGGGCAAAGAAGATGCCGAAGCTAAACGAGATGATCAGCAAACCAAAGGCGGGTAATCCGAATATGGAAGCTGACTTGAAAAAGGCGCTCGGAATGAGAAAACCAAAGAAAGAGCTCAAGACATAGAGGGATATTATGGCGACACCCATTGGGTCAGTAAGGGCTGAGCTTTCGGCTGGATGGTCAAGTTTTCGCTCCGACATGGGCAAGGCCAAAAAAGCCGTGGAGGAAAACGCAACCGGCATGCAACGGGCGATGGATAAAGTTGGCCGGTCATTCAGCGGCGTTGCCGGCCAGCTCAAGACTCTTGTCTCGGCATTAGCAATCGGAGCTGCGTTTAGAGCCGTTATAATCGCGGCGTCAGAGGCGCAACAGGCCGTTGCTCAGCTTGAGGCGACACTGAAATCCACGGGCCGCTATACGCCTGAACTTGCCCAAAACCTGACTGGGTATGCGGCGGAACTCCAGAAGATCACCACTTACGGCGATGAAGCCATCATCTCGATGCAATCTCTTCTCCTGACATTTACACGGATAGGCGGCGATGAGTTCACCCGCGCTCAGATGGCAGTGTTAAACGTTGCGACAGCGCTTAAAACAGACCTGAAAACAGCGGCACTGCAAGTCGGCAAGGCTCTAAACGACCCCGTCCTCGGCATGACCGCGCTTTCCCGGACTGGTATTCAATTTTCCGAAGCACAGAAGGCGACTGTCAAGGAGTTGATGGCGGTCAATGATATTGCCGGGGCCCAAAAGGTGATCCTTGCCGAGCTTGAAACCCAGTTCGGCGGAAGCGCGGAGGCGGCACGGAACACACTTGGCGGGGCGCTTACCGCACTAAAAAATGCCTTTGACGATCTTTTAGAAGGCGATTCAGGCGGCGGAGGCGTGAAAGGAACGACGCAGGCCATTGAGGAATTGATACAACTCCTACAAAATCCTGAGACGATTAAAAACGCTCAAACCCTGGCCAATGCGATGGTTACCGCATTCGAGAAGGTGTTGACGGCTATATCAAAGACCGTGGAGTTTACGAAATGGCTCGGCGAGGAATTGGCATCGCAGGTTTACGGCGTAGCCGGGGATGACATAACCAGACTAGAAAAGAATCTCGACAGCGCAAAGGAGAAACTAAAGGAACTGGAGGATAGGTATAAAGCGGTTGCGTTTGCCGATAAATTGCTGGGCAAAGTCGGAATATCAACAGACTTCCTCGACAAAATCCGTGGTATCAAAAGCGCAAGGGAAGAAGTTTCCAGACTACAAAAGCAAGTTGATGATTACAATGAATCGCAGGCGAAAGGCAAGCCGGCAGCCCCTAAGGTTCCGACCGCTCCCAATGTTCCCGTTATGGCAACGAATAAAACTGAAGGCGGCGGGTTAGGCGGCGGGGCGTCAAAACGCGATGCCACTATCGAGCGCGGGCAGGCAGCCATAAAAGACCTTGAGCGCGAGCTGGCATTGCTGGGAGACAAATCAGAAGTTGAAAAAGTTCTCTGGGAACTTGAAAAAGGTAAGTATGCCGAGCTATCCACGGAGCACAAGAAGCGGATTGAAGACCTGGTAAGAGAAATCGAGGCCGGTAAGGCGGCCATCAAAGCCAAAAAAACTGAGGCTGAAGAGGAAGAAGAAGCGCTCAAGCTCCAGATGAAGATGCATGAAGAATACGAAAAGGAGAAAGAAAAAAAACAGGCCGAATTCTCCGAGGCTCATAAACGAGCAACGCTATCTACGACAGAATATGAATTGCAGCAACTACAATCATCGTATGATGAATATGCGGCTTATATAGACGACAAAGCAAAGCTGGATGAATGGTATGCCGCAGAGAAGGCGAAAATACTTGATAAAGGAACCGATAAAGAAAAAGATAATATTAAAGAACTCAAAGACGCAATCGAAGGATGGGGACGGGATAGCGCCGATGCAATAGTAAAATTTGCCCGGACAGGGAAAATGTCATTCAGTGACATGATCGACTCGATGATTGATGACCTCCTGAGAATGATGATCTATCAGAACATTACCAGTCCGCTATTCGGGGCAATCTCCAGCGGCCTCGGCTCTCTCTTCGGCGGCGCTGCGAGCATCCCTGCCACTACTGGGCCGGCTGTCTGGGTCGCCAAAGGCAACGTCTTTCAGGGCGGCAACGTTATTCCTTTTGCCCGTGGCGGGATCGTGGACAGACCGACTGTTTTTCCTATGGCCAGGGGAGCCGGGCTTATGGGCGAGGCAGGGCCGGAGGCGGTAATGCCTCTGACAAGAATCGGCGGGGACTTAGGCGTTAAGGCTGCCGGTGGCAACACAGAGGTAAACATCTATAATAATGTGGGAGCCAACGTCACGACGCAGGAACGCGCCACAGCGGACGGCGGAAAGGCCATCGACGTTTATATCGATCAAGCTGTCGCGAAAAAGCTCGGTCAGTTCGGCTCGCAATCAAATAAGGCGATGCGTGCCAACTACGGCGCACGAATGCAGTTAACGGGGAGGTAAAAAATGAGCGTACCAGTTTGGCCGACAGAATTACCTCAACAGTTGTTCGTCAATGGATACAGCCAGTCCTTTGCGGAAACGACAATCAAATCCGATATGGACGCTGGGCCGGCAAAGGTACGGCGCAGGTTCACGGCAGGCGTTGAGCCGGTGTCAGGGACGATGCTTCTTACGGGGACTCAACTGACATCATTGGCCACGTTCTATAATACAACCCTGCTGGGCGGTTCCCTTAGATTCTCATGGACGAAGCCCCCTGCCCACTCTACGGCTTGCGAGATGCGGTTCACCGCTCCACCCTCGTGGACGAAAGTGGAGGGGGATTATGAAGTCAACCTATCATTGGAGGTGCTTCCCTAATGACGACAACAAGCTTAAATTTTCGTGAGGCGGCTTTCTCTCCTGAAACAGGCCGTGTGCTGATTGCCCTGATAACGCTCTCACATATTGACCTTGCCGATGATATCAGGATCAGTACCGATCCTACACAGGAGTTGACGGAATTCACTTCTGATACGCAGAAGGTATATGGGACGATATCTAACGGCAAAAAATATATCTTCCTCCCCGTGAGAATTAAACTCCCTGATGATACCGACGAAGGGCCGGGGGAGATGCAACTTGAGATCGATAATGTCCATCGGGCCTATACCGAGACAATCCGAAGTGTGCAGACACCCGTGATATGCAGGGTTGATCTTGTTTTAGATAATGCCCTGGACACGATTGAGGGCTCATGGCCGGAATTCAAGTTGACGAACATAACGTATAATGCCACGACTATCACCGGGACACTGCGGCTTGAGACGCTGGAGACGGAGCCGTATCCTAGCGGTAGTTTTGTCCCTTCTTACTTTCGAGGACTATTCTAATGTGGACCAATGAATACATCGGCATACCATTCCAGAAAAATGGAAGTGATCGAAACGGAATAGACTGCTGGCGGCTCATAGTTATGGTTTATCGTGAGAAGTTAGGCATAGAGCTCCCGGACTTTGCCGGTATCTATGTTGACGGCTCCCTTGCCTCCCTGATGAAAGTATCCCGAAAGATACGGGATGAAAAGCAGGCATGGCAGAGGGTTGATAAGCCGCAGCCATATGACGTGATTTTGCTCCGTACCGGAGATATGGTCTATCACGTCGGTCTGGTCATTGATCATAAGCGGATGTTGCACGTTTTAGAGGGCATCGACTCTACAATTGAAGAGTTTACGGGGCTACAGTGGCAGCAAAGGGTTGAGGGGTATTATCATTATGGCCGATAGAGAAATCATAGTCAGTCCGCTTGCGTTTCATGCACCGAAAGTCGTGACAGTGCCTCATGGGGCAACGCTCCATGAAATAGTTACGTCCCTCTATCCTGATACCTATGTTATGGTTGAGATTGACGGCGTGCCGATCCCTCGGGATCGTTGGCACCTTGTCCCTCCGATTGACTCCCATGTCTTGATAAGCGTACCATTGCATGGCGGCGGCGGCGGCGGCAAGAATCCCTTGAGAACCATCTTGACGATTGCTGTTGTAGTGGGGGCAACGTATTTTGGCGGCCCGGTTG